TGGCCTCGCTCTGTCCAGAAGTCTACATATCTTTGTACTGTTTCTGCCCATGTCTCGCGTCTACCTGCTTCAGGTATCCATCGTGCGTATCTGCTCTTGTGTATAAACTGTTGATACTGATCCATTCTTCTTTTCCTTTAAGTTGAGTGTGCTAGAAAAGCACCTATTCCAAAACATACGGCACAGAATACCACATACATAGCTGCGTGTTTAATAAAGTCTTTCATTAAATTTCTTCAATACTGTCTATAAGTTTCTGCAAGTACCACTGAGCTTTCTTTGTGTCCTCTAAAGCTTTTCCCTTATAGGACATCCTCCAAAGATATTTGAGGCAGTTACCTTTTAAGTAACCTTCAAAGGCTTCAACGGACATGCTTGCCTTGATAGCTTCGATACATTCTACACCACCTGCATTATAATGTGCTGGCTTGTTAACGACATCTTCTTCATGTGCTTCTGACATTGCCGCTTCAACGTAACGATTCCATGTTTCTTTTGGTGTTTCCGTTATGGTGTCACGGTGTTTAAATTCTTTATCTCTTATGTTATTCCAGTCTTGAGGTGTTGCGTTATTAATGCTCATTCTCAGGTCTCTTTTTATTTGCTTTCTGTTTATCTTTCTTTAGATGCGAGGCGCTTGTAGATTTTTTAAACTTCTTTTTCCTGTCAAACCTATCACGCCTTTCATCTTTCCTACTTTCATCAGTCATCGAAAGTTTCTCGCTTTTCTGCGTTGATCCAGCTATCGGGGATACTGTCTTCGCTATACCACCTGAAGCCTTTGGAACTTGCCCACTCTCCATGAGACCTCTTTGTTCCGTCCTTGCGCCTAACGGCTTGCGGCATTGGCGCGCTGGGGTTGGCGAAAAGAAACACCAGCTCCACATCGTCCGGCAACACCTTGCTTATCCACACGTACTTGCTGTACTCCGCGAAGTCCCAGAACCTGCCCTTAGCTTCAAGTAGAATCTTCTTGCCGTCTATCTCTTTAACAAAATCAGGCTCGTACTTATGATCAATGGTGTACGTTACCTTGTCTGTGTGGAAGCTCCAGTTATCTAAGATGCCTGAGTGAAGCTCGTACTCCCAGTTAGAATCGTAGCCCTTGACTACGTCCTTCTCTACTGGGCGCTTGACGCGGGCTTTGCGGTATCCTTTCTTGAACTTTTTCAATGTATCTGTGCCTCTCTGCGTTCCAACTCTGCTTCAACGATCATCTTCAAATCATTTAAAAACAAAGAATCTATTTCAGTAATAGAAGAATCGGAGTTGAAAAGAAAACTACCGACTGCAATTATCATTTGCTCTATCGTTAGCCCGCAGGTCGTTGATTCACTTTCCACGTTATCATCTCCAAATTAACATCTTCGATTTGAATGGCTGGGAATATTTTGAGGAGCTGAATGATCTTCTTCTTGATCCACTTAGGGTGATACGCATTTAAAAACATAGTGCGTCCTGCCATGTAGTGAGTTTGCGTAGGCAGGAAAGATTTGTACGTTTCTACGGTGATCTTAGATGCCTCCTCCTCTTCCAACAATCCTTTGAGCCACGACACCAGCAATGTCGTAGCATGTTTTTCTAGCCGCTTGCTGCGTCTTCTATTCATAGAAACTCTTCCACTTTAGGTTCAACTACTACTTCAGTAAGGTAAGTGTAGCCGTTTGAATATTTAAATGTCCGTAGACCTTGTCCATCATTGGAGTCTTTGAAGCATTCGTGCTTGTACTTACACCAGCCACAGCCTTTAGCTATCTTCATGTTGCCTTTCTTGCCATCTGGTACTGGAGCGTAGCATAGTGCAGGAGGAACAGCAAGCTCTAACGCAGGAAGAAGCTCAGCTATTGTGGTATCTATGTTGGGCTTATCCAGATCATCAGGAAGAAACATGCACAGCTCACCGCTCTCTTTGTTTAGAACTAAGAACCCACCGTTGTCTGTACCCTCTGCCTTCTCATAGCCAGCAAGCTGACCTAAGTAACCGAAGGGATCGTCCTGCGCTAGTCTACCGTCACGGAACTTATTGAATGCAAAGCGAGAGGCGGTCTTAACATCAACAACCTCACCGTTTATCTTGCAGTCCATGTGTCCGGTGATGCCGTTCACTACAACCTCTTTCTGTTCGTCAGTGACTGTGTGTCCAGCCATGCGAACTAGCATCAATACAATCTCTTCTAGCAGATGACCGTACAAGAACTTGATTTGTGTAGCACCGTCAATGCCACCTCTTCCTTGCGGGTCTCTCTTCTCGTACCAGAGTTGGCGCGGAGGCTTACCGACATTGGACATACGCACAGTGAAGTCCGTGTTCCTTTTACGGGGAGTAGCCCAGTCCATGAGCGCAGCTCTCATCCCCACCATAGTTTTATCTATGTCTGCTTCAGTCAAGGGCAATGCCGTGCCATCCGAAAGACCTTCTAGTTCTTTGTATATGTCAGATACTACTGTTGATAGTGTCATCGTTCTCGCCTGTATATGCTTGTATAACTTGTTTAAGTGTAGAGGTGTTACTTTTAAACCACTCTCCTACTCTCTCTATGCCTGACTCATCTAAGACTGCGTGGATACCTTTCTCTGCTTCTCTGCGATCTTCAAAGTGCTTGCAGTATTCTACCCTATAGTCTCTCATAGGTGAAGAAGTTTGGAAAGCACTGCACCTGTCATAAGCATCAATAGCCATGCCTACTTTCTTCCAGTCCTTCCACGCTGGGTTAGAGATAATATATACATAGCCAGTAGGGAAATAATCAAAGGCTTGTAATGCTTTATCGCCAATGTGTTTAGCTATCATGCGGGAGCCTGCTGTCCCAGCCTTGATGTGGTTACCAACCCTTACTCTATCCACGCAGGGCTTGCACTTATAGTACTGCTTAGCTGGAAAAGAAGGATACCAATTTGTAGGTACAACTAATTCATCTTTACATTCTGTACATCTTTTAATTGTTGTAGAATTCATTATAGTATTCTCCGGTTATATTTTTAGGTGTGAAGTCATAGTCATCTTCAAAAGTTCCTAGCTTCAGCGGGACTACTTCTTTGTCCCCCGTATATACTGTCATGTGTCCTGACAATAAATATATACACTGTATTAAAACAATTTCAGCGGTTTGCATTACCCGTACAACGGTCATGGGTGATTTTCCTCGCGGAAGCCTAAAGATACCTCCTGTAGAAGTGTTGTATTTTAAGTGAACGTAGCTTGTAAGCTCTACTACTTCAGGTTTAATGGGTTTCACTCCAGTTATCTCCGATCTTATAATCCCCATCTAGAGGACAGTTAAGGTTAAAGTCTTTACCTGCTTGAACGATAGCTGCAACGCCTGCCTTACCTACAGTTTCAGCATCAGCAGTATTGCACTCTATCTGCCACTCATCGTGTACGTTGGCAACGAACTTAGCGGCTAAGTTCTGATCAGCTATCGTCTTGTCTAGTATGATCAGAGCTTGCTTCATCACGATTGCTCCTGCTCCTTGTAGCAGAGTGTTCAATGCAGCATGTTCTGATCGGACAGTTAGCTTGCGACCATCTAGTGCTTTAACGAATCCGCTTTTAGCTTCTCTTTGTACTCGTCCTGTAAGAGCTTTAAATGATGGGAGATTATCAAAGAATGATTGTCTAAGCTGCTTGCCACCTGCTCTACCTCTTGCAGCCACTGAGCCGAGTTTTGCATCTCCAGCTCCGTAAAGGAGGGCATAGATGAAAGTCTTCGCCTGATCTCTTGATTCAAGTCCTGCAAGTTTTTGATTAGCGGTGTGAATGTCTCCATTAAGGATTTCATTTGTATAGCCCTCGTCATTTAAATAGTGTGCCAACATTCTAAGTTCCAGACCTGACGCATCAATACCTACGAGCTGATGTCCTTCTGGTACAGTCCAGCAAGACCGACAGTCCTCGCCATATGGTGACTTGCTGCTAGGAATCTGAGCCATGTTAGGATGTGAGTGAGTCATTCTAGATGTCACTGCACCATTAGGATTAACGTAGCCGTGTACTCTACCAGTGTCCTCGTCTAGCTCCTTGATCCAACTCTTAGTCTGGGCTAAACGCTTCTGGAACATAAGGTATCTAGCAATCATTGCAGCCTGTGGAATGTTCTTAACCCTGCTGAGTGTTGCCTCATCTACAATAGGCTGACCTGTTGGTGTATGTTTCTTAGGCTTCCAGCCAAAACCAATTAAGTAATCGCCAATCTGCTTACGAGAACCTAAGTTAAAGGGCGTGACAGTATCTCTAGTTACAGGTGGACTGCCGTTGGTTAGACCCTTGACCATCTTTGCGTACTCCTCAGTGCTGAGTCGAACACCGCTGCCGTGCTGATCCTTAGCTGTCTTAGCTATTGCTCCTGCTTTTGTAAGCTGTGGAGTAAGCACCTGAGTTGTGATCGTGGGGGTGAACACCGTCTGTACTTCTGCCTCTAGATCGTGGAGCTTAGTTTCAAACATAGCCATAAGACTCATTACTTTCTCAACGTCTAACACAAAACCATTAGTGCGTTGCTGGTCTACAATCTTAGCCACTGCATGCTCTATCTTTACTGACTGTGGTGTAAAGCCACGGCTCTCAACCTTCAGTGCTTCATACACTTTGGTGTTGAGCAGTACATCGTTCTTACAATACTCCAACATCTCTGGGCTGTAGTCTTCCCACGCATCTTCTTGCTGTCCGAAGTCACCCTTCTTAAAACCTAAGCGATAGCCCCAACCCTCTAGTCCGTGGTTGCCTTCACGGGTAGGCTTGAACAAACGAGATAGCACTAGAGTATCTACGATCTTCTTGTTGAACAGGTCTACGCCTCCTAGCTTCTTAATTACTGGGATGTCATAGCCGATTACGTTGTGACCGATCAGCTTAGTTGCCGCAGATAACATGTCGTAACCTTCCTGTAGCTGGGTGTTGTCGAATGTAAATACATCCAGCGTGTCTACGTCTTGAGCGACAATGCAATGAATCTTTGTCGGGTCTAAGCCGTCTGCTTCTATATCAAATACTAGATTGCTCATTGGGAGTAGCCTTCTTTCAATTGTTTTTCTTTGCCCTTGTCTTTCCAAATGTTGTCAGGACTTCGTTTATCTTTCAGCATCTCTTCGTAGTACTCCGACATAGCATCGAACTCTATAGCTAGAGCCATGCCAGCCACTGTATACCACGCCCAATCAAGTATCCCGACAGGTCTAAAGAGTGTTTTGTTTCTAGCTATGATGAAGTCGTTAAAGAACTTACCATGCTCCACCATACGCGATTCATACACTAGGTCAGGCACTGTTACTCTGAGATCACGCAGCACTTCATCAAAAGCGTGTAGCCCAAAGGGTGTTTTATTACTCATATTATATCTCCATCGAACTGCGAAGCATCATAGTCATCTGTCTCTCTAAGCCGTCCTGTCCGTCCATCGTACAATAAACTACACGCTACTCCAACATCACCAGTGTATCGGGACTTCAACACCCTGACCTTAGTGGTCGATGCTTCTATCTCATCTTCTGATTGTTGATTGCGCTCCAATGCTATGACGCAGTCAGATAGCTGAGCAATACTCTGCGATCCTCTGAGGTGTGATAGCCCTGTCTCGATACCGTTCTCATGTCCACGGTTACCTTCAACTCTACGAAGGTGAGACACTAGGATCATACCGCAACCTGTCTCCTCTACCATCGTTCTAAGGCGATGCATGATGCCGTCAATAGCTTTACGTTCATCGTTCTCTAACGTAGATAAGACGAGCATGTGGAGGTGATCTACTACTACCCACTTACAGTCTAAACCAATGATCATGTAGCGTAGCTTACTAAAGATGTCATCTAGATTGTTGACACCGTGGTGTGCATGTATCCACACACGACCTGTGTTTTCTCCCATGAATACTTTCTTGAAGCACTCGTCCAACTGGTCATCAGTGAACTCAGCCTTAACACTATCTAGGTGAAGCTTAGCGTTAGCCTCCACTGCCATGATACCTTCAGCAGTACGCGACCAGTTCTCTTCCAGAGCAACCACACCTACGTTGTCCTCGGTATGTTCTATCAGCCAGTGCTCTATCTCTCTGGTAACAGATGACTTACCTAGACCTGTACCGCCAGTAAGAGTGACCAGCTCACCCGCTCTGAGACCTTCGAGCTTCTTGTTGAGACCATTCCACGGATACGGGATGGCTGTTTTCTTCTCTGTCCTAAGCTTCTGATATGCACCGAGCTGCTCAGATAGATTCAACACGCCTGCTGGCGTATAGAACTTAGCATCCCAGAAGGCACTGACGTATGCAGCATGTCTACCCTGACGTAACATATCGTTAGCGTCCTTGTAGTCCACAGGCATGGTCATTATCTTAGCTTTCTTTGGGGTAAGTAGCTTTGCAATTGCTTGCGCTCCTTCCTTACCCGCCTTGTCGTTGTCGAAGTTAATGACAACAGAGTCGAACGACTCAAGATACTCAAGGCTATTCTTAACATCACGAACACCTCCTTGTGCTCCTGACTTTATAGATACTACGGGCCACTTGCTACCCTGCATTTCATACGCTGCCATCGCATCGCATTCGCCTTCGGTCAAGGTAATGGTCTTGCCTCCAGCTTTGAATAGATTCTCTCCAAACAAACCTACTTCTTTCTGACTCCCTGTCCACGCAAAGTTCTTGTCTTGCTTACGTATCTTAGTTCCGGCATGCTCATGTCCGTTGAAGTACGGATAGTAATGCTTATCAATCTCATTGCCGTTCATCGTAGACTTAACGCCATACTTCTTAGCAGTAGCTAAGCTTATCTTGCGGTCAGTCAGCTCGTTGAAGGACGCAGTATGATCCTGTTGCACTGCTTGTGTTGCCGTCTGAATCTTATTGTTTCTTTGATACTCTTTAAATTCCGTTACGGTATCCGATCTTTGTACTTCCGATGTACTGTAGTCTTTAAAAAACGTAGTGCAACTGAAACAGTATGCCGATCCGTCTTCGTTGATCCCCACTGCATCTGAGCTGGAGCATTCTGTACAAGGCTGTTGTGTTTTAACAAATGCCATTGCTTTATTCCTCTATAAGTGTAGCTTTCCCTGCTACTATAGCCTCTTCCTTTAGGTGGGGTTTAAGTTTGTCCATCAGTGTAATACCTGACGCGCTGTATAGTGTTGAAGTTAGTTGTGATTCTTTAAGTCTCTTAGTATTTTCGGAAAGGACAGAGAAAATACTCTGCCCCTCCGAAGATAAGAGATCGACATTATAATAAACACCGTCCATCTCAACTGTATTCATTACAGTTCATCCTCCATCCCTGAGTCTAGTGCGTCAAACTCTGCACCGTCTGGAGTACCGACCTCAATTAAGTCGATGACTTGCATAGCTTGAAAGTCTAGACCTTTAAAGACCTGACCTTTCCATGTTGATTCCCATTCCTTGTACTGAACTCTAACATTAGAACCATTACCGACACGGGCATCTAACTGATTCTTCTGAGCATCAACTAGCTTAGGAGCTTGTCGAACCATTCCATTGGGGCCATTGACTTTACGCTTGATGACAATAGCTGGGCCTTCATCCATGTGCTTGATAGTAAAGCCACGCTGTTCAAAGTCATCTGCCACTGCTTGATCTACAACTAAGTTAACAGAATACACTGGCTCGAAAGTAGTGTTAGGAGTTGTTACTGCTGCCCAGTATGCTGAGCCTTGTAGTATTGCCATGATAATATACCTATTGGTGTGGTTGATTGAAGTTGCATTGTAACATATCTAAATATTAATTGTCTATTTATTTCCTACTGTATCTCGATCAATAATATCTTCTTCTTTAACAAAGATACCATCTACCATCATACCTTTACGATCTTTAATATCTTGATAGGCATGATCAATACAATCTTTTAGAGACAAGTTGTGTCTGACAGCGATGTTGATTAGCACAACGATGATGTCACCGATGTCATCAATGGGTGTCTGCCCTTTACAAATACTATCGGACAGCTCACCTAACTCTTGTATTAATTTAAGCACCTGATCCTTGTCGCTGGAACCGTGTATTAAGTTCCTTGCTACATGCCATGACACTACGTTTTGAATTGAAAGCTCTATGCCTCTGTTTTCTTCTTGCATGTTAGACCTCCTTCATATCTAGCACTGTGTCGTGCTCAGTTTTATCAATGATGTATTGTATTACAGCTTGCTCTCTTACATTGTACATGGAACAAGCTGTACTCAGTGGGACTTTACCTTCAGTAACATCTATTGCTGCCTTAGCTGTAGCCATAGACTCAGGGCTAGGGTTACCTTGTAAACTTTCTGCAAACATATTAACCTCAGAGTAGTGCATAAATAATAACAGTGAGTACTACACCGGATGCAAAAATTAAACCATTACGAGCAGCTAGTGTTAGACGATGGTTAAAACGGTGTGCGGCCCTGTCAAGTATCTGAACTGTCCACACCTTTAGTCTCAACGAGATGTTTAAGCAGGCCGACTTCAGCCATACGATGCTTTCGTTTATCTTTTCTTTCATGTTGAACCTCTTTAAATTGCTGGTTAAAAATGCGATCAAAATTGTCGCCATAAGTTTTGCTATCCTTTACTCTAGACCTATCACCTTTACCGCCATGTGTCGGGTCAGCCATCATTCATGCTCCTGATAACAGACACCAAAACTAATTAAGATAAAGGGTAAGGATATAAGTATACCCTCAAACTCTGCTACCTCTAAGTCTTCACGACCCCTCCTGCTTATCCAGACAGGCCGTGAATTAGAGAACTCTATGTCAAGTCCCACCCCATTTCTAAACTCAACGGTTAGGGACTGCCCAAATAAATCTATTGTCATATCATGCTGCCTTCATAAAGTTATTGTTTCTAATAGCAGTTCTAATTAACTGATGTCTCTGATGCTTAACTGCTGCGATGTTACCTGATGTACCTTGTCTAACTGTCCCACCATGTGAAGACCAGTCAG